AGGTCGCGCTCCAATGCCTGCGCCAGCTCGTCCTGCGCCAGCGTCGCGTTAGACCCGTCGTCGCGGATCTTAACCGGACCGTCGGTCGGCAACAACTCGCTGCGAGCATTGGCTTGAAACCGCAGGCAGGCCTCAAGCAGGAGCGGGTGCCGCACCTTGCTCATGCCCTCGATCGGCGCGCCGTCGCTGGCGCCTTGCTGACCAGGGATCTCGATCTTCAAGCCCAACAGCTTGATGCCCTGCGCCCTGTCTTCAATCCAGTCCTTGCGGCTCTCAATGTCGTCGCTCACGCCGCGCATCAGCATCTCGGAAATGCGGCCCAGCTCCATGTCGTCGATGTCGTCAACAAGGTTGTCAAACCAACCGCCGCGCGGCTTGTCAGCGCCGGGGTTAATCGGTTTGCCGTCTAAACTGATCGTAATAGACCCGTCATCATGCTCAATTTGCAAGGCGTCGCCACTGGCCTGCGGCATCTTGCCGCCCTCAATAATCTCGATTTCAGGCGCGCCGGTCTGCGGAATACGCGGCTGATTGTCGTCCAAAAGACGCAAATTTGGCGATAAGCCTGTCGCTAGTGGCATGTGTACTTGTCCTCTGGTCCAAGCGTCTCGACCTCTTCGACGAACCGCCTCAGCCCTTCCTGCGCCGCATCATTATCAGATTTCGCCTTAATCGTATAGATTCGGAAATAATCGTAAGGCGGCTGGCCGTGAACTTGGACATTCCAGTGGTTTTTCTCGTCTGCTTCGTCAACAATGGCCCAAGCTTTGATCATTTTACACCGCATATAATGGGGGAGCAGGCTTGCCGTAGCTCCGCTTGAAGGAATCAATTTCAGCCAAACGCTCCGGCCCACGGGTCAGCAGGCCAATCTCACGCAAGTGGCGCAACGCCATCGAAACGGTGTCGGTGAGGTCATCGTACTTGGTTTTTGGGAAATTGGAAACTTGGTTAATAACGGTCTGCGCCCAGTCCTTATCGGGCGCGTAAATCATGCCCTCGGCAAACAGGTGGCTGATTGAGTGCAGGCGCGCCACTTTGTCGATGCGGCCGGTCGGGATCAGCTGCACGCCGAACAGCTCGTGGTTGTAAAGGCGGCGGATCTCTTGGTGAACGGACAGGCCAGCGGCCGCCGATTCGATTAACAGCTTGTCAACTTTAAGCTTTTTGCAATCGCCGGCCACCCTTTCGACCAGCTTGGAGATCGGCAACCGTTCTTGCCACGCATACATCAGCATGACCTTCGGGATCGCCTCGACGTCCTGATAGCCCTCAAGGTCAGGCAATTCCTCGCCCTTCTTGCCATACCGATCAACGTAGCGCGTGGCGCGCACCTTTGGGTCGCCGCTGAATATGCCCCAGACCGTCATCGCGCTGTAGTCTGATTCCTGCTTCTCGCCGTAACTCGTGTCGAGGCTGGCCATGATAAAGTCAAATGGCGGATATTGGTTGTCGGGCGCGTCCCATAGTAGCCAGTCCTCGGTCGGAATAATGCCGCCACCGCGCGGCGACGGCGACTGTTGCATTTGGCCGGCGAACGCGTACTCGCCGCTGACGCGGCGGTCGCGATCAACGACGGCCTGCGAGAAGCGCGAGGGGAATAGCAGCTCGCCTGGGATCTCGCGCACGTCAACGGCGCCCAGCTTAGTCGGAAAGGCGCGGTCGGGATCGTACAGCATCGGCAGCATGATGTAGTCGTAGCCCAAATTGCGGTCGAGGATCACGCCGCTGATGTCTTCCTCGTGCAGGCGCTGCATGATGACGACGATCGCCGACCGCTTGGGATTGTTGAGGCGCGAGGGGATTGCTTCGAGGAATGTGGTGATTTCTGCCTCGCGCTGCACTTCCGACGCCGCCGAGTCAACACTGTGCGGGTCGTCGATGATCACGCGGTCGCCACGAATACCGGTGAGGCTTGTCATCGCGGTCGCGATGCGGAAGCCTTGCGCGGTATTAACGAAATTCAGTTTTTCGTTTTGATCACGCGCCAGCTGCACCCGATCGCCCCACAGCCCTTGATACCACTCGGATAGGATTAACTCACGCATGCGGCGCGAGTCGCGGGATGACAGGTTCTCGACTTTGTGCGCCGCACAAACGTAACGAAGGTGGGGCATGTTACGCGGCCCCCACTCCCAAGCCGGCCAGAAGACGTTCACCAGCAGCGACTTCATCGATCCTGGCGGCACGTTAATCAGCAGGCGATTATATGGCGAGCCATCTTCTAATGTGATGCCGTCGGTGATAGCTTCGAGATGCTCGCAAATAAAATCAACGTGCCAGTTATGTTGATACTTTGAACCAGGTTCGACGACGTGCCAAGCTTTACGAATAAACGCCGCCAGTGATCGCTCACACACCTGCTGCTCTGCCGCGCGCGACAGCTGCAGGATCTTATTCATCGTCGTCCTCGTCGTCCGCGCGGCCGTTCAGCGCGATGTCGAGGATCTCTAACTCCTCGTCCGACAAGTGAGACAGATCAACGCGCTCAATCTGCACCGGTCCGCCGTTCGGTCCAGACACTTCGGTCTTTGTCCGCGTTGAGTAACGTGGCGCAATGCGCTCCGCGACCCACTGCTCGAAGCCAACCTCGATTTTGAGCAGGTTTGGATCAACGCCGGTTTGTTGGGCTTTTACGACTTTTTCGCGGACTTTCGACAAGCGCACTTCTGTGAGCGTCTCACGCGCGCGCGCGCATTGTGTGTCAAACTCAGGGTATTCGTTTAGCCAACGAAACACAGTTCGTCTATTTAATTTTAAAATATCGCATGATTCGACCAAGTCGTGACCTTCGACCATCAGATCACAAATCTGGTCGGCAAGTTCTTGGGTAAACTTTGAAGGCGGTCCTGGTTTTAATTTAGCCATATGCATTCTCCATTGCTATAAAATAGCATTTTTTGCCAATTTTTCAACGCCCCAAATTTTTTTATAAAAAAATGAAGTTTTTTCATTTTTGTTGTTGACATTGTGAAGATACTTCATTAAATTCAAATCATCAAATGACATTAACCAAATGGAGACTAAAATGCGTTACAACACCATGAAAATTGAAAATGACGGAATGAATCGCGATCACGGCTCGCTCTATGACCGTGGTGGTGCTGACAGCTATTACGGCCGCAAAATGACACCTCACTACTATGTTGGCAGCAGCCGCGTCACTGACCTGACGGACGAGCAGATTGCTGAGTACCGCGCTGGTTATGTTGAAAACACTGACCTCAAAGATTGGGGCTGATTATGAAAAGCTTTTTGTGGGATGTGTTTGAACTCGCTGGGATTGCCACCTTTGTGGCGGCAATTCTCCTTATCATCAATTTTTAATGGAGATTAACATGGGCAAGGCAAAGAAAAACGACATCATCGCTATTGAGGAAACCTGCAGCATGACCAACCTGCACAGCACCACCAAAACTTATGAGGTTTTGTTTTTGGCGCGCGTAACTCGCTCTGATCGTCAGGGCATCGTGCAGGAGTTTAAAAAAATTGGCGGCACCAAGTGCAAGGCAGAGCGCCCTTACCGCGTGATGACCATTGACAATGCCGACAAGCAGGCACTGGCGCAGGTTTTGGCTGAGAAGCTTGAGGCTGAACCAAACAAAAACTATTACAACAACCCTAAATTGCTGATTGACGCTATTTTGACTGGCGTCGCGTAAAAATAAAAAAGTGAAGTTTTTTCATTTTTGTTGTTGACATTATGAAAATACTTCACTAACCTACAAACACTGACTTAAACCTTATGACATTTATGGAGATTAACATGTCAAACATCACCGCACTCGTAGACGACTTCGCCGCCATCGACGCTCAGGTCAAGGAATTGACCAAGCAGCGCGATGCAATCAAAAAGCAGCTGCTGGAAGTGGCTGTATTTATGGCCAACGACAAAATGATTGAGTCCGCAACCTTTGCTGGCACAAAGGCTGACGTGGTCATTACCAAGACTTTCCCCACCACGTTCAGCAAGGATCTGGCGCAGACGCTGTTGTCGGCTGAGGACTTTGTCCGCTGCCACGCAACGGCCATCAAGCCGACCCTGACGCCTCGCGTCGTGGCCAAGTCCCCCGCGTTCGCGTGAGGGGGCTGCCATGTCGAGGCTGATCAACACTTATCGCAAAGTGCCTTCTATGAAAAACCGCAGCAAGTTGCAGGCGTATTTGGAGCGGCACCCGATGGCCATCTGCGTGGCCACTGACGCAGAAATTAACTTCCTCATATCAAACCAATTTTTAATTTAAGGAGAAATATCATGACTGTAGAACAAGTTCTTGGAGCAAAATATCACGCTCGTCACTTGGCCGACCACGCAATGTTGGTTCATTACGCGGACAATTTCAATGTTATGAACTACCACGCCGCAAGAATGCATGAGGCATTTTTGGAATTGGCTGACGAAATGGGTTACGATGTCGTCCTCCGCAGCGCTGAACAGGAGCAGGAGGCGGCATGAAGGGCAGGGAATTAGGCGCGATCATGGGGAGGCACAGTTTAACTGTGCCTGACCTCGCTCTGGTAATGGGCGTGACTAACCGCAGTGTGTTCAATTGGCTGTCTGACAACCACCAGATCCCCAATTCGGTCAGTCTGCTGGTCAAGGCATTTGATCAGGGCATCATTACGGTGGAATGGCTTGCAAACAATTTAGAGGCATCGCCAGAGGACGAACCACCACCCAAAGGCACCCCAGCAGCATAAAACGAAAGAGGCCGCTCAGCGGCCTTTTTTGTGCGTTTAAAACGGCATCGGATCATTGAGGTCAGCCATTGATTGTTCAAGCGCATTCCGATCTTTCATGATATTGGTTTTGACCTGCGTGATTTCGGCGCCCTTCCAGATCTCTTTGGCCCTGACAATTTCGGGGAAGCCGGCAATTAGGCGCCCGATTTCGTCCATCGTGTAGATTTGCACCCACCGACTATCAGCCGAAACATCTTTCACATCCTCATTGTAACGCACGAGGGCGGCCACCGTGCCGTTGGATAGGGGAATTTCCCACACCGTCGGCTTGAGCCGCTCACGGCCCATTTCTGTGGCTTTACGGTCGAGAGCGCGCCAGGCGACGATCATGCGCCGTGCTTCGGTGCGGACGTCGTCGAGGGAGCCGTACCAAATCGCTCGGTCGAGCTTGTGCCGCTGCGAGTCAAACTTGGCACGCAGTTCGGGATCGACCATCAGCCGCAGCCGGTCGGCTCCCCACTTCGCCTCCATGTCCCGCGCAACGAGATCCACCTCATCGATCTCCGCCTGACCGCCGAAGTAGGTCGAGGGGTGCGACTGCCAAGTGGGTTCAGCCGGTTTAGTCGCCGGCTGATTGCTGGTTGGTTTCTTCGCCATTCATGCGCTCCATTAATTTTTGGATGATCCATTCGACTTTGTCTGGGTAATGCTCGATCAAAAGCTTGTAGTCTTTGCTCGACACAACAACCCGACTTGAGCTTATCGTTATTTGCCAAACATTCTTTTTGGCTTTTTTGTAATAAAACAGTTTGAAGTTTGAAAACTTCTCATTGCTCCACCCTTCAATTTTTACAGCGTGCCAGTCGCCTTCTTTAAAAACTTCAACCTCGTCAGGCCTAACAACCAAAAATCTCAACCCAACTTTTCTGTGGCCGTCTTCAATAAGTTCAGTGCTCATAACTTCGTCCTCCATGTCCCTAGGAAGTCCCTAGTTATTTGCCTAGTAATATGAGCCGCGCCAATCGTCAAGGGACAAAAATCTGGACATTTGCGCGGGACACTGCGGCACTCCCCTGTAAGGGGGAGTGTCCGCGTAAGCTGTCCCTTGTGTCCCGCAAGCAAAAAGTCTTGTCGGGAAAGTGTCCCTTTCAACTGTCCCGTTACTGTCCCGCACTGTCCCGCAAAAGTTAAGCATTTGTAATCCAACAATAATTTGCCCAACTGCCAACTGTCCCGTGGGACACTAAGCGCTCAACAGCCCTTGCAAACGTCTTCCGCTTCGTGTCTTCGCCATTTGGGTTGCCAGCATAGTAATATTGGCGCCAAGCATTGACGTTAACGACCCGTGTGTTGGCTGGGATCTGCGACAGGCCGACCATTTCGCCACCCTCATTGATAGCCATTCTAAGCGCCGCTAAAACCGTTTTGTCATTCGCATTGAGGGTTCGGTCGATCTTCTTTTTGGCGGGCGTTTCGGATATCTCAATCGGCACCAGAGCAAGGCTCTTGTGTTCCGGATCTATAGCACTGAGTGCTACAGTTTCCATTTGGAACATAAGCTTGAAACCGTCCTCGCCGTCCTTCTGTTTGGTCACGAGGATCTGCCCGATGCGCTCGTCCGAGTTCTCGTCGGATATGCGCGTCAGCTCCAGTTCCGCGTCCACAGCGCCGAGGAGGCTGCTGTGACCGCGTTGTCCGCGTGCCTCGTCCTTGCCGCTGTGGTGGACGATCATGACGGCGGATCCGGTCGCCTGCTGCAGGAGGCCGATGATATTAATAAAGGCGCCCATGTCCTCGGAGGTGTTTTCGTTGCCGCCGGCGAAGGCCCGCGCCAGCGTGTCGATGACAATCAGCTTCGGCTTGATGTTGTTCTTTTTGATTGAAGCAAGGAGTCCGGCTAGGTCTTCCATTGTCGAGCGCAGGTTAAGTTGGCTCTTCAGGAAATACAGGTTCGGTATCTCTGGCATGTCGTGACGCTTGCGGAGGGCGTCTAGACGACGTTTGAGGCCAGCGCCGCCCTCACCCGCAATATAAACGACGTCGCCCGCCTCAGACTTCTTACCAAAGGCCATGAGGCCCAAGGCGACGCAGGCGCTTAGGTAAAGCGCCACAAACGATTTAAACGTGCCAGGCTTGCCGTAGAGGGCCACGAAGGCCATCATGGGTATGAGGTCTTGCAGCAGCCACTTCACCTGCTCGTCGGTAAGTTTTGTTGAAGGGATAAGGAGATACTTGTCCTTGATCTTTGGCTTTTCGTTGTCGCTGCTGAAGTTATCCTCGTCCGAATACCCAAATGCCGATTTGGGTATTGCGATAAATGGCTCTTTCGAAAACTTCAGCAAAATCTCGCCAGTTTCGGAATCGATCGTGTATTCCGTCGGGTCAAAAGGGCGAGCGGTGTCCTTTACCGAACGCTCTTCCTTGGCGTGGTCAGACACTTTATCCCACCACTGCGCGGCGGCAGTGTTCCACTTTTGCGTGAAGAGCGATATTCCGCGATTTTCCCGTTCTAGTAGAACGGCATTGTCGGTCTCAGGCTCAACAATTCGTGATTTCGTTTTCTTTTCATAGACTTCGAACGCTTTCTTCATCTCAGTTGTGAGGAATGCATCATTGATCATCGGGGCTTCGCGCCGAAGGTTAACAAGTGTCCCCCAGATCAGGCGCGTCATGTATTCCTCGCGGCCATCTTGAACGCGGCCAGAAATCGAGATCTCATACTTCGGCGATGAAGTTTTTTCACCTTTGACGTTTGTTGTTGTCTTGCCGCCAAATTCCTCGGCGAGGTGATCAATCTCCTCGCATAGCCACTGCGGGCATTCGGCGACGTCTATTTCATGCGGGCCGTTATTCTCGGCCCAGTCGTAATTTTTGCCTGACTCGTGCAGACTGGGGGCAATGACGGCGAAGCCGCCCTGTCCGCGTATGTCGATGCCGAGGCTTGTCTTGCAGGTGGGTGCCGACCATCCGGCGGGGATCTTGAAGAAGTATTGCAGGCCACCGCCGCCAGTTTTTTGAAAGACGGTCTCAAGTTCGCCGGCTGTCTGCTGTCGGTCTTGCATGGCCTGCCACCACCCTGCCGCCGACTCGTGCCGCTGAATGTCGAGGTCGATGACGACGATGTTGGAGGCTTGGCCGGTGATGATGCCGATATTCTTTTCTTTGACGTAGTCGCCATTGGCGCCGTACCAGCGCTCGAAGGTAAGGTCGGGGACCAGTTCCTGCTGGAGCGGCCGCCACTCGACGAGCGGTCGCTTCCACTGCTTACCTTTTTGTGGGCTGACGGCGGGAACGATTTGCCATTTAAGCGTGCGGTAAAACCTTGCCCAGTCGGCGGTGCCGCCAAATTCCAAGTCGTAATTCATGTTATTTTCCATTTTTTATCTCAATATAATTTTGTATGCGTTTGCCGATCCAGTGCATTACAGGAACGGCCATGCTGTTGCCAAGGGCTTTATATCGCGGGCCATCGGCGGCGTTTGGGATTGCAGTGTAGTCGTCAGGAAAACCTTGCAATCGCTCACACTCGCGCGGGGTCAGGCGGCGCACTGCCATTTGTTGTGCAATTACATGACTTGGCCTGCTTGGCCTGTCTTCTCCTTCAGCGCGTAAAGTACCTGCTTTGTCATCTTCCATCCAATAACCCTGTCCACTCTCGCGTATGACAATTGGTTGCATTACGGCTGTGCCTCCTTGTGCCGCAGTTGGGTTTAACCCAGATGCGGCATCCAATGTCTTGCTGGTGATTGCATCCATATCAACATAAAACCCGCCCTCTGGCCGATCGGGCCGCTTATTGCCGCCAAAGATATTGATTGGTTGCGCTACCGCCATACTTCCCCCACCATTTGCATCATATGCGCCAAGAGAGCGAAGCGTAGGCGACATGTCCGTTGTAGCGTCACTGCCGTAGTCTTTTGAGTTAAATGCAATTGGTTGTACTACATGCATGTTGCTATTTGAACTTAAAGTTCCAGTCGGCAGCTCACTTTCAGCCCTTGATCTGTTTGTCGCACTTGTAATTTGCGCCAAATCAAATGCTATTGGTTGCATGACAGCTGTTGTTGTGCTGTTTTGAATACCGCCTGGTGCTCTGGATAATAAAGCATTAGAAACTTCAGTGTAACTTGCAGTATTTACTGTGCCATCAGACCCATGCAATATAATACCAATTGGTTGCGCTACTAAATCTGTTGCATCTTTCCAATCGCGAGCCTTCATTGCGCTGGCAGTTCCATCTTCAACATATTCGCCAAATGCAACCATACGGGCAGCTAAAACAGCACCAGCAATCTGATTTCTTATCGGACCATCTTTGGCACGCGCGTCTAATGTTGGATTTAATTCGGTGAAATTACCTCCAGAAGGGCCAATTTCAATGCCTCTGGCAGATCCTTTCCCCGCACTGCGGCTCGGCGCAATATCCCTGCGCACGCCTTCGCGCTCAAAAAGTATTTCTGCTGGATCGAATCCGTCTCTAGCACTTGCGACAACGAACACACGACGGCGTCGTTGGGCCACTCCGAAATATTGGGCATCAAGGATACGCCACGCTGCTGATCTTTTGGGACCAACAACCAAACCAGCGTTTGTCCACTTTCCCCCTGTCGGGATGAGGGGGGCATCATTTCCCGTAAGGGCGGCAAGGAAGCATCCGAAGGCGTTGTCTTTGACGGACAAGACGCCGGGGACGTTTTCCCAGACGATGATGGCAGGGGGTCGTGCTGCATCATGTCGAACATTGTCAATTGCATCGGCCAATCTCACAAATTCTAATGTTAAATTTCCACGATCGTCTGACAGCGATTGGCGCAATCCCGCCACGCTAAACGCTTGACAGGGCGTTCCACCCACTAACAAATCGGCATCAACAATCCAATCCTGATCACGCAAAACGGTAAAATCACCGTGGCATGGCGTGTCGGGGTAATGATATGCCAATACTTGACGAGGGAATTTTTCTATTTCGCTAAATGCCAGTGGCTGCCAGCCAATGGGGTGCCACGCCACTGTTGCCGCCTCTATTCCTGAGCATACTGATAAATATTTCATTTTTCCTTGCCTGCCTCGTCTCGCCCATCATTGCCAATCCACGCCTAATCTCGCCTGCCTTGCCTAATCGGACCGGACCGAACCTGGCCATGCCTCGCCTGCCTTGCCAAATTGGCCACACCTCGCCGCTCCAAATCATGCCAAACCACGCCCGGCCTGCGATGCCATACCTTGCCGCACTTAGCCTTGACGAACCATGTCTCGCCCCGCCTGCCTTGCATAACCCCGCCGATCCAAGTCTAGCCACGCCTCGCCTGCCTTGCCTAACCTCGCCGGACGTGTCCGCATCTGGCCATGCCACGCCTGCCTTGCTATGCCTAGCCGAATCACGCCGGACCGATCCCCGCCTATCCTTGCCTGCCCTGCCGAACCAGACCGGACGATGCCTAACCTCGCCAATCCTCTCCACGCCTGCCTTGCCTTGCTGTGCCACGCCAGACCCGGCCGCTCCATGCCTCGCCTGCCTTGCCAAACCTAGTTCGGCCTGACCGTGACACGCCGTGCCGGGCCTGCCTTGCTATGCCTTGCCAGACCATACCGATCCATACCTCGCCTGCCTTGCCCTGCCATACCGAACAGATCCCTGCCTATCCGAGCCTGCCGAGCCAATCCGTGACTTATCTGACCTTTCCTCGCCCTGCCTGCCACGCTCTTCCTCGACTAGCCTGATCCCGCCGGACCTTGCCTGCCATGCCAATCCTTACCCAACGGTGCGTAGCCTTGCGATGTCACGCCTGCCACACCTTGCCATTCACCGCCCTGCCATTCGATGCCCGTCCCTGCCTGCCATGCCATGCCAGACCGGACCGAAGCTAGCCTAAACCCGCCTCGCCTGCCGTGCCTGACCTGAACGCGCCATACCCCGCCTCTCCTAGCCTGCCTTGCCGGACCCGTCCAAGCCTCAACAGGCCTTTCCCCGCCTGCCTTGTCAGTCAGAATTGAGCTGACGTTCAAGGCGCGCTTTGACGCGATTGACTTCCGACAGAAGGTCGTCAACTTCAGGAGCCGCCAAATTATGGAGCATCGTCGAGATTTGATTGAGGCGCATCAAAACGATTTCCAGCCGGCTTGGCGTATTTCTGGCGATGATTTGCGTGTGGTAATATCCCTCGCCACTTTTACGCGGCGCTTGCGTAAACATGGGCGCGAGAACGACTTTGTTGTCCTGACGCACAATCTCAACCGTGACGGTCTTGATCAGCTGCCGCGCCTGCTGCAGGCGGTAGTTGTGCGCGGCCTCTTGATCGTCCCAATTGAATTGATCGTGCATGGCGGAGTTTGGATTGCTTGCGGAGCGCACCACCTCTTCGGGGGTAAGAACCCCCGATTTGGCAATGGCTTCAAGCTCTTCGCGGATAGCCGCGAGTCGTTTGCTTGAAATTCTTGGCATCACATTCCCTCTATTTTGAAAGTACCCCAGCCAAGTCCGGCGGAGGACTTGGAGTCGGGCCGTCCCTCACCGATGCCGACCTGCATACCCGCACGCATGATGAGGTTTGCAACGTCCTTGTCGGTGAATTGGTCGCCGTCGTAAGACACGCGGAGATTGATGTGCCACTCGCGCCACAGTGGTCGAACGCGAATGTCAATCACGCCGGTGGCGTTACGGACGTGCATGTCGTTGCGTTCCCAGTCGCCATGTAGATGCACGAGCGGGACGCCATCGACACGGTCAAACGTGTCTGCTTCAACGAACACAGACAGTTTGGCAAGTGTCATTTTAAATCCGACGAGGCGGCAGGCGGAGATCATGGCCGCGCGAAATGCACCAGCCGGAACGCCAACATGCCCATCCACGCCAATGTGCATGGCGTTGACGCAGTCCTCGTCGAAGTCGCGGGCCTCGCGGACTTTTTTACCGCGCGCCGTTGTTCCTTCCGCCATTTTGCCCATCATCATATTTTTGGCTTTTTCGCTAAAGCGGGCCTGCACGAAGGGCGCAGTGCCGATTAGCTTAAAAGCTATTGTATTAATTTTGGGGGCGGTGATTTGGATTGCTTTAGAAGTTTTATCTAACATTTTAGTTTTCCTGTTATTTAACTCCCTGTGCGTCAGGGTCCGATTGGGGGAAGCCCCAATTACTGTATGGTTTCAACGTAGAAGCGTGCTAACAGCGCTGCCTCCGCGCGACCATTGTCCTTTTTTCTGCTAAATCCTTGATTTTCGGGCCACAATCTAATTGCCAGCGCGCGTGATTCGTCTTTGTCTGATGTCAGGCGGAAGTGCTTTTTCCAGCGCACGGGGCTAACAAGGTGATAGGGGATCATGCTGGCGGCGACGGTGCCGATCGCGATACCGTAAGCCATACCGAACTTGAAAGTGCTGGCGACGCCTTGGCCAGGCATTGAGTGGACGGCCTCGATCATGGCCGCACTGGGATTATACTTATTGATGAGATGAAATAAACCAGCGCCATCGACCTGATTGCCGGCAACGGGCGTATCGTAGACGGACACGCGGTTTTCTTTTGGGAAGTAAAACGCGACGGCGCCAGAGATGCCAGGGTCGATGCCGAGGATGCAAGTCATGCTACTTTGTTCCTATTATTATGTTTGGCAAAGTCTTTGTATCTGATGCGGCCGCTAGACCGCATCATGATTTCGATTTGCATATGGTAGGGAACTTTATTGCGACTACGCCACTGACGTATAGTGTGGTCGAGGATGCCAAGGTCTTTGGCGATCTCCGCAATAATTTGCCACTGCTCAGGTGTCACTTTTTAAATTCTCTTTCCAATGCAGCTTGACCGAGGGGCGTGTCTGATAGCATGCCCAGTGCCGCCATGTAAGTTTCCATGAGGGCTTCCTCTTCCTTGCGCTGCTCGTCGGTCTTCTTGCGCAGGGCAACGACTTTACGCAAGATCTTTGGATCATAGCCATTGCTTTTTGCTTCGGTGTAGATTTCACTAATTGATTGCGTCAGTAACTTCTTTTCGTCTTCCAGCCGCTCAATGCGGTCAATAATGGATTGCAGTTGATTGTTGATCATATTTATTCTCCTATAGATATGATTTGCGCATCTTGTGACAATTTGTCACGAATGTCAACAGCCCCTATTGACGAATTATTTTGAATGCTTCATAAGGGGCAAACCAAATTGAACTGGAATGTAAATGAACAACCCATTTGAGAAGTACAACATCAAACACTTGTCGCCATCACAATGCAATTTGTTTATTGCATCGCCCGCCATGTATGTCATGGAGCGGCTGATGAATGTGCGCACGCAAGTGGGCGCCGCCGCCTTTCGTGGCACGGCAGTTGAGGCTGGGATTGTTCACGGCTTGATGAATGACGCGAATCTGTTTGAGTGTCAGGCCGTTGCCAAAAAAGAATTTGATAAATTGTCTGCACTGTCGTCAGACCCGCGCCGCGATAAAGAGTATGCGGCAATTCCGGAAATGGTTGAGCAGGGATTGTCGGAACTTTGGCCATACGGAAAACCGAGCAGCACGCAGGGCAAAATTGAATATCAGGTTGAGGGATTGGCCGTGCCACTTATTGGTTTCTATGACCTTGAGTGGGAAAATCACGGTGTGCTTGTTGATTTGAAAACAACGCACGCACTGCCGTCAAAGATCAGCACAAACCACGCACGTCAGGTGGCACTGTATGTCGCGGCGCGTGGCGACAATTTGGATGCGCGCATTACTTACGTCACGTCAAAGAAAGTCGCGACGTATCAGCTGGAAAACAAGCGCGAGCACGTCAAGGCGCTTGAGCGCGTGGCGTTAACCATACAACGATTTTTATCCCAGAGCGACGACCCGAAGGAGTTGGCGCAATTGGTTGTCCCCGACGTTGACAGTTTTTATTTTAATGACCCCGCAACACGCCAAGCGGCGTTTGAGATATGGGGCATGTGAGCTTCGCCCGCGTGGGCAAGAGCAAGCCGCTGGCTAGATAGCGGCATTTTGTAGAAGGACTGATAAAATGGCACTTGGATTAAATTTATCTTCTGGTGGTGGTAACTACCTTCCGATTTGCAAGTTTGACTGCCGCGCCGGTCGCATGTTCAAAAGCGACAAAGTGGACGGCTCGTGGAACCAAGTCGATATTACAAAAAACTTTAAGGCTGTAATGGACTTAGAAAATGTCGAAGTTGGTTGGATTAAGTTTGACGGTGGCGCCCCTGACTTTGTGATGAACCACATTAGTGAGGGACTGCCAGAGAAGCCATCCGACGCGCACCGTCAGGGCGTGCGGTTGGTGATTAAATTGAATAAGAGCTGCGGCGGTGACGTGCGCGAATTAGCGGGCAATGCCAAGGCGCTCTTAGCAGGAGTTGACGCGCTCCACGACCTTTACGAGGAGGGACTCGTAAATAACAAGGGCAAACTGCCTGTCGTGGCGCTCGCCGACACGGTTGCAGTGTCAACCGGAGAGGGCGCAACAAAGAGCACGAACTACCGTCCCGTGTTCGAAATTACCGGCTGGGTTGACCGCCCAGACGACCTTGTGCCGTCATCGCGTCCGTCTTCGTCACCGAAAGTGAAGGCGTCCGCACCCACGACTGGATCGACTAAAGTATCCGCGCCGAAGGCTGTCATTGCTGACGACGACGAAGACTTTGGTTGATTGAATTTATGGGAGGGGGCAACTCCTCCCATTTTAATCAATTGGAGCAAACATGAAATTCCTTATAACAATGAACATGCCTGGCAATACGGGCAGGCCAACGCATCAAGTCATTTGCGAGTATCCTGTTGACAGTATTGACGGGTTTATTAACGCGCTCTCAATTAACGATTTTTTAATCGTTGACGAGTATTACCGAGATCCGCAGACTCAAAAGCACTTCAATGCCGGCGAGTTGGGATTAAACTACAGATATGTTGGCAAGGTAAAAGTGTATGATCCAAACCATGCTAAAAATATGCAGGCGGCTATCTGACAGATTGCAGCCGTATTGGACGACAAAAATATATATCAACCAAACGTGTACTACATTCAGGAGTAAGTTTAATGGACTACCAAAACACAATGTCAAAAGCTATTTCGATCTTAAACGAAAGAAGCCGCTACGGCGACCTTATTGATGTGCATACAGAAATTGCAAAGATTGCGTCAACGCTGATTGGTAAGGATTTATCCTTACACGACATTGCGATGATACATCATATAACTAAGTTGGTGCGCATGAAGCGCGATAAAACAAATGTGGATCATTATGTTGACGGTATTAATTATCTGGCCTTTGCTTCGGAGTTTGGAGCGGCTTCTGATGTCGAGGCAGACATAAAGGAGATGGCGGCGAAGTTTGCGCCGATGCCAAAGGCGCCAGTGCCTGACTTGATTGAGGGTAGCTAATGGACATGTACATGTTTTTCTCGGCGGCCCTAGGGTTTACCCTAGGATTTGTCTGCTGCGCTCTTATGCTGGACGAGTATTAATGGAAATTTTGTACGAGTGTGAGCACTGCCAATGCACGTTGATGGCGGCCGCTCACGATCGGCACGAGTTTTTTTGTTTGGGCTGCCAAAAGGAAACAGTGCCAGTGATGGTGTATGGGCTGGAGGTGTTTAATTATGGACCTGAAAGAGAGACTGCAGTTCGCGATCAATCACAAAGTTGAGAATTGGGAGCTTCTGTCCCAAGCTTTGGGACGTATTGACTTCCTCGAAGAAAGCTATTATGAGTTGGACTTGGAATACCAAATATACAAATCAAAAGTTTATGAAATGAAAAAAAGGAATGATACAAATGACAAGAGATCAGGTGATTGAGTGCGCTAAGGAGCGGACTACAATGAGTAAAGATTTTCGCGTTTTAGTCAGAGTAAAAAACAATTTACTTTTAGAGAAAATAGAAAAGGCTGGATACGATTCGATCAGTGAATTTTCCAGAGCTTGCGGCGTGGCACAAACGACTGTTGGTCATTTTGTAAACATGCAAAAATCACCCATAAATTCTCATAGCGGTGAATATAGTCAAGCATTTATGAAAATAATTGATTTTTTAAAATGCATACCGGAAGACGTATTTCCTGAAAAACTAATGGATAAAAAAATAAAGGGATACAAAAAAGAATTTAAAATAGACGCCGACGATTTGGTCTCATCTTTGCGTTCACTAACAATTGAACCAGAAAAAAAGATGATCATGGATCAAGCAGAGCAAAATTTTAAAACATTATTAAAAGAAAAAATATCATCACGGGAATATGAGATTTTAAAAATGCGATTTGGATTGGATGGCAGCGAAAAATATACACTTGAGGAGGTGGGCGAAAAATTTAATCTTAGTGGTGAGCGCGTTAGATCTATTGAAGTAGGAGCAATGAGAAAATTAAAAAGCCCATCCACTTTCAGGCAAACAAGAAGCATTTTTGAAGATTATACATCAGCGAGGAATTAAAAATGAGCGGCGAAACGAAACAACGAATCAGTGAATTAGAAGCAGATATTGCACGACTGAAGGCGGCGCAGCCAACACTGCGCGATCAGTTTGCAATGGCGGCGTTGACTGGATTAATATCAATTAATCCAGCTCCAAAAAGTTTGGTAGGCATTGCAGAATTTAGTTATTTGGCGGCCGATTCCATGATGGAGGCCCGCACTTTGCGCACATAAAAAGTTTAGGGGGGAGTCTCCTTTCCCGCAGCCGTATTCATCAACGGGCGAGCGTTCAAGGCGCTACAAGGTATTGTTCTGGCCCCCGTAAATTTTTCATTCCAGTGAAACAATACAAGATGAATTTTTAAAATAACGGAGATTAAAAATGCCAAGGATTGAACTGACAGAAGTTGAACGCATGAAGTTAGCAAAGGCCGGAGCTGATAGCATCCCATGCACGCACGGCTGGCAGCCTATTGAAACGGCACCAAAGGATGGAAGATCCGTGTTAGTTGCTGACGCAAAATATAAAACCATTGGTATTAATTTTTGGTGCAATTACGAGAATGACTGGGATCGAGAAAGCGACTTGGTTTGGCCCACCCACTGGATGCCTTTACCGAAGCCACCACAGGATGAATTAAAATGACATGGCAACCTATTGAAACAGCACCAAACGACGGCACACCATTTATTGGCATACAAACATTCAAGTCAATTAAACTGGTCGCTATGGCAATTGTTAAAAGAAATCCAAAGCTACCTGAAAAAATTTGGCAATGCTGCACATCTGTAACTATTTACAATTCACAACCAAACGGCGAGGGAAACTATACTGCTTTGCCATTCCTTACCCACTGGATGCCTTTACCGAAGCCACCAACAACAAAGGATGAAGAAAATGACTGAAGATTATGTGTTCCATTATCAAAAACGGGACGGGCATAAGTTGATTCACGATGTTCAAATTACGTTTTGTGAAGAAAACACCCATTTTGGGTCTGCAAATACCTTAACCAAAATGGCAGATTTTCTTCGGGCAGTAGGTTATGATTTTGATTATATTCAAATAGTTAAAAGCCATAAAGGCATGGTCGGAGGTAAAAAAGATGACTGACATTGTTGAACAGTTGCGGGATTTGCTTCCGACAGAAACTGGTGGTTACGCTGCATATGATTTTCATGAACGGGCGCACAAACATGCCGCTGATGAAATTGAACAATTGCGGAAACGGGTTGAACTGCTTGAAGGTTATTTAAACGGCGCATTAAATGTTATTGAGGGTTTTGTTCATTGCGACACAACAGAAGCCCGTAAAGCACTAAGGGGGAAAGAGTGATAGACATCCTTAATGAAATGAAAGAAATGCGTGATGAAACGCAATATTCCGTGCATAAAGACATATACACGCGGGCAGTTGAAGATATGGAGCAATTGAGAAATGAAGTTGACCAACTGCGCGCAATCAGCAGAAAGCTATATGTTGAAAAAGCGCACTTGCTTGCAGACAAAATATCAAATGAAATTATGCGAGAAAACTACGACAAGTTGGTTTTAGAAAATGCAAAATTAAGATCCGACAATTCAAAAATGCACCAGAAGTTGGCAAAGGGGAAGCCGAAGCCTCCCCCAAAAGATCAAGCCAAGTCTTCTTCAAAAAAGTCTTCGTCTTCGTCTTCTTCCTCTTCTTCTTCGTCCTCGTCTTCGTCATCAGACATAGTTGACGAATCAATGACTTCATAAAGAGAATTGATCAGAAGATAGAGCGAGCCAATGCGCTCAGGATATGAACGCTCAAGAAAGTCGGCGGAGAAGTCAAAGGAAATTTCTTCTGCGCCCTCTTCGTCAACGGAGACGAATGCAGTACCGATAATGCTAGTCATGAGTAAGCTCCTGAAAACGGAAAAAGGGATTTACCATCAAAAACTACTGAACTGATATGACAATCAAAAGACATATTTGTTGCGAAATGCCGGACGCCCGCGAATCAATTCACAAAATTCTGGCGGCATAAGATTAAAATCATCATCAAATGTCAGAAAAACAAAGCCAGGGCATGAACGGCTTGCCGTGCCTTCCGCATACTCAAATTGCGGCCCAAATGGATTGCCCAACATGCCAGCCTCAATGCCGTAGTGGCTGCCGCGCCTGTTCCTGACGGCCGTCAATTGCAGCTGGTGGGTGTGAGACGTCACGATATTGATGCCTGAGTGTAGGGCATTGTTCCAGCCGGCGTGAATGCCAGAGCGGAAGCGGTGGCGGATCTCGACGTCGTTAATGATGGTCGCCCAACAAAACTGCCACTCAGGAAAACGGTCTTTTAAGTGGCCGGCATAGTCTTCAAGTTCTGGCGCGGCCGACGCAAGGTAATTGTCAACGCGTATGTCGTGATTACCCATCGTCCATATTTTTTGGTTGGCGAGTGGCAGCATCTTAATGTGCGCCCTGACGGCTTCAATTTCTTCCGATATTTTGGGCGCCCTAGACCCCAAGGCGCGACTGTGGCGCGACACGCGGGCGCCATCGAGAATGTCGCCATTGAGAACAATACAGTCTGGTTTAAGTTGCTTGGCGACCTTTGCAAAGGCCTTCCACATAATGGTTGGCTCGCCTGGCCAGATGTGGGCGTCGCCGCCAATCAATATGCTTTTTATATCGGTTTCAGGATAATGGATGGCGGGAACTACCCAATTCTGTATTTCGGTTTTCTTTTCTTCAAATAATTCTGGATATGTATCTCTTGCAATTTTTAGTCTTGATTGAACTGTCTGTCGGGGTAAGTTCATTACAAATGCCGTACCCCGTATAGATTTGGTTTCATTATATATTTTAATGGTATGAGCCATTACCTCATCAGGCGTAAAACTTCCCACGGTACAATTCCTTATCCGTTAAGGCTTTGCAATATAAACAATTTTATTATGTAAATAAAATGACACACATTTTTACTTTACAAATCATTTATAACATGCATTGATTTTTACATTAACAACTAATTAAAGATTGTAAAAAACATGGTTAAAGGAAGTGTAAAATATCAAGACCTGTTTGATCAAGGTTTCATGATTATCAGGCGAGAAGAATACGAGCGGCTGATAACTGACGTAAAAATTTACGAAGAGGCGCTGCAAATCATTTCGGTTGAGCCTGGCATTTTAAATGTCGTTGCCGAAAAAATGCGCCGCCTCGCGCAGCACGCATTAAAAAAATACCACTGACCTTGGAGGCCAGTGGCAAGTTCTGCCCAGTTCAGGGGGAGTGGCCTGAACTTGTTTTAACATAATAGGTGAATGACATGGATGCAATGAAAAAAGCGATACTGAACATGTGGAATAAGGGTTATTCTAGCACAATGATTGCGCAAAAGACTGGCAAAACGCGCAACGCCGTCATGGGCATTGTGTCGAGGCACCGCAATAAAAATGCAGAAAGTGTAAGATTTAGCCGCCCAGTGATGTCAGTCATTAATAAAACAAAAAAAGAAAGACCGCCCCAGCCAGTTAAAAAAATATCAATAAGCAAAGTCAGAATACCCCTCATGTTTGAGGTGCCAACGCCTGACAAAAACATACGAATTACCGACTTAAATTATAATTCTTGCCGCTACCCCGTAACAGAATCAACGACCGTGCAAGACACGTTTTATTGCGGCCACCCCAAAGAGCGCGGCGCCTACTGTGCCTATCACGCACAATTGTGCTATACTCCGATTGCGCTTTACAAAAGGTTGGACAATCATGATTTTGCAGCTAAATCCCGCTTTACCCCTCGACACCCCTAAGGGTAAGGCCTTGTGCCATTTTATGATTGACTACGGAGAAGAGGCAGACCTGTTGTGGGTCTGCTTTCAAGACGACACCGGCGAGTGCTGGACGTGGAGCAACAAAGACATCCGCGCTCAACAAAACGTGTCTATGGGGCGTATTAAGTTGAAAACAGATAGCCAGTCGCAAACGGGTTAGGCACAGTGCCACTGCCGCCGCCTGTGGAGGCGATCGTAATGGTGCCATTGCCATTTGTGATTGTGATGTTAGATCCGGCCGTCAAATTGGCTTTAGTCAGTCCGCCGGTCGAGCTGTTACCGATCAGGATTTGGCCGTCCGTGTAAGTTGAGTTTCCAGTGCCGCCATTTGCCACAGCGACGGGCGTTGACAGGCTGATCGTGCTTCCGGCTATAGAGATACCCGTGCCGGCCGTGGAGACCGATGCGTCGGCTTTATAGACGTTTTGACCGTCTGACCAGATAAACGTATTGGCGCTTTGCGTTGCGGTCACGCTGGCGCTGCCGCCGCTGTAAGCCGAGTTGAGTGTGACAGTGTAAGACCCGCTCGTGGTGTTGCGCACGATGTAAAAGCCGGCCACGAGCGCGGGGAATGACACGGTGACGTTGGCACTGAGTGTGCCGGTCAGCAGGATGCAGACGCTTTGCACGTTTGCCTGCGTCAGCGTGACGTTTGAGTTTGTCAGTGGCAGCGTGTAAATACCGCCGAAAGCGAGATCGATGATGTCCCAGTCGTTATTGACTGGCACGTTCCAAGAATCAACATACGAGTTGTTGCTTGGTTTTTCGATGGCCTTGTTGGTGGTATACGTCGAAACCATGACCTTGATCCTTTAGATTGCCTGATTAGCCACATGAAGCGCTTTGACGATGGCCTCGTCAGGAGCATTGAGTAACGGCTCGGTGTTCTTAGATACTTCCTTTTTCGCCTTCTCGGCAAGATCCATCAGCCGCTTGACTAGCATCTGTTTTTTGCTGTTGGTCACTTTACCGCCGCGGGCGTAGCCCTCAGTCGGGTAGTTTTCTGGGCGTGAAGAACCTTGCGGAGGAGGATTAGACCGCAAAGCATTGAACGCCGTTTGTTGAACAAAATTGCCGGATTTGTCTATCAAGTTGCGCGCCGCTATGTTTTCTTGAGCCAATTGGCCAAGACGTTGAATGTCTTTTTTGTCACTGGATCCAACCAAGCGCATGACTTCAGGAGCCACTTTTGACTCTGCGGCATTAAGTGCGCCCTTGCTCAATTGACCACCAATAAATGCTATAGCTACTTTAGCACTTGATGCAGGATCCATTGCACCGTGCTGTAGTAATTCATAAACTGCCGTACCAGCGCCAGCTGTAAAACCTGGCCCCCAAGACGGCAAATTATCTAATAATGATCTTCTGTTTGTCGGGTCAGTAATAGGCGCCGTTTTGTTTAAGTACGCTTCAGATTTGGCGCGGCCATAAATAGAATTAAAATTCTCATCACCCAAAAACAATTTGGCCCGCTGACTTAAATTAGGCTTCTCCATAAGTTTTGCTAATTTTTCCGGACCATTGGTTTCAGCAAATTCTTTTAAAAATGATGCCACACCCTCTTGTGCCATCATTTTTTGCGCGTCATTCATTTTATTAAAGCTATTGATGACGTCTTGAGATTTAAATGCGTTAATATTTTTCATAGCATTGTAGCCGGCCTCAAGCGCGTTTGTAGCGCCCATGCCTTCGGCGGCCGCACCACGCGCTGTGGCATACTCCGGCACAATACTATCAACCTCAGTTGTAAGTCTGTTTTTTAAACTAATGAGGCGACGCGCTTCATTGTTTTCACCCGCCCGCAATGCAGTTGAAATTTTATCGTCAATGTTTTGTTTGACTGAATCCCAAAACTGCAAATTAGGAGCTTGCGGCGGAACTGCGGGTGTACCAGCCTGCCACTGAATACCTCTGTCAGTTTGAACATAACTGCCAGGAGTGCCAGGCTTGCCCTCTTGAAACAGTTTAATACCAGACTGCGGATCTGTGGCGTCAGACGCCGTTTTTCTAATTGCAGATTTCACATCATCAATCTGCAAAAGATTTTTCAATTTGTCGTTAAAGACGGATTGGGCATTTGGTGAATTACGCGCTAAATCGTAAACGGTATCATTTATGTTTTTATTAATTTGATCGATTGATGCGGAACGAGCACCAGCATCAAGAGGCACGCCTAAAGTGTCTTCTATGTGTTGGCCGAGAGCCGTTTTAGAAGCGTCAGCGCGGCCTTTAATTGCTGTATTTATTGCAGCTGTAGCGTCGCGCGTTTCATCAGTGCCATAGCCCATTTTCTTTAAAAAGGCATCCGTCTTTGGGCCTTTGTAATCAAACACATTCGGAGTGGCGCCATTACTCACAGCTTCCTGCACTTTGGAAAGGAGCGCGGGATTGTCAATAAAATCTTCAGCCAAAACACGCGCAAGGTCAGCTTTGGCTTTAGCGTTTGGCATAAATGCAGTTTGAACCATGTCAGACATGTAACTGCCAAGAGAAGATAAAGCTTTGCCAGCGGCTTTAGATGTTCCAAGGCCCAAAACGGAACCAAAGAAACGAGCATATGGCTCCGCCTCGGTATTCTCCGTAAGAAAGCCAGCTGACTCTGACCCAACGCCGGCCATAAAGTTTTCAAGAGCCTGCTTTCCCGTTGAAGTTGCGGCTTCAGTTAAAAGAGGCAAAGCCTTGGCGCCGCCATAAACACCCTTTACAAAGGTGGGCAATTCGGCAAGTCCGCCAGTTAATGCAGCGCCAGACGCAAAGCGTGAGCCGCCGCCCATAATTTTACCTGGCACTGTCGTTGATTCATATTCTGCAGGCGGATACGCTTCTTTAATTTTTCTTTCAACGCCCTGCACTGTCGGAAGGTGCGTGCCAAAAAAAACACCATAATCACCTGACAATTCTTTTGCAGTAGGTGGTTCCGGCTCCTGATTAAATTCAATTTTGTTTAAACCCAAGTTAAGCGGGTCTGAATATATGGGCGACTCATCTTCTGACAGCCTTTGACGTGCTGCCCTAGCCGCCAAACCAATAGTGCCAGGCAAGCCAATTATATCAGCTGGAGCCAATGCAGCTTGCGCCCTCATAGAGCGGCCAACGTCCTCCGCAATGCCAACATTGGAGGCTTTAGCGCCGCTGCCAAATGCTGACGACAAATCATTGTTGCCAGTTTGATCAGTCGACGTCGTTTGGGATCCAAATAATTTTTGAAGATCGTCTTCTTCCATTATTGCACCCCAAATTTAAACATATCGGCTGGGTTAACTTTTTGAATGTCTTTCCCATCGTAACGGAAAATATCTCCAGAAGTTAACCCGCGTTTGCTAAGTGCGCCCATTTGTTCCTTGCTAAGATTTTTGGGGACAACGTAAGTGGCGCCGGCAGTCCACTCTTCATGTTTTGGCAAATCCATACCGCCGAAGGTGCCGATTTGCTTTCTAGCGGCTTCTTCGTAAGTGCTAATTGGATTGGCCTTTGCCCATTCGTTATAAAACGCTGACGGGCTTTTCCAACCTTGTTGTTGCGCAACCTGCCAGTCATTCATAAATTGCTTGGTCCACATTGAGCCACCCTTTAATGAGGCAAGCATGGCGTGGTTGGCCTTAGCCGACAAATCAACGTCTGGCGTTCCTACGTCACTCAATTTGTTAAATTCAGATTGAGCAAACCGTGGTTGTGCGGCCTTCAATTGCTGCAAAACAAGGTTAACTTTGTCCTTTTGGATCAATTGAGCTGCGCCTAAATCGCCGCCTAATATCCGTTTGGCGAGGTCGTGATCTCCGTATGAGTCAGCAATAGCAGCGTAGCCAGCCAACATATTAGTTGTTGCCCCACTCTTAATAAGTTTAAACGCATTAGTCATTTGATCAGCAAGTGCCATCGCCCGATCAACATCTGGCTGCTTCTCTAAAAAGTCCTTATAGAAAGCGGAATCATTTTTTTGCTGCTCTTTATGCGACTCAGGCAATTCAGTCACAATAGAACCCTTAGGCACGTTAATAGGAGGCAAGCCGCCATTAGCAGGCGCCGCAGGTACAGCGCTTGTTACCGTGGCTGTTTTGGGATCCATAGTGGCCTTTTTAACTTCCTGCGCACCAGAGGGTTGAGCAGATGGCTGCTGTGTAATAGCCGGACCTTCAGGGTTAATAATTTTTACGCCTGTTTCAGTAAACTGTGGGGCGTATGACGTCTCCATCTTTTTCTTGGCTTCTTCTACAGCGACCGTTGCGTATTTGTTACGCACATCGTTGTAAACATTTAACGCTTGAGCGGCTTGCGCCCTGATAGCCGCAGACTGCCCAGAGGCAATCAGCGCAGGGTCTTGTGCCTGCAAGGATAAGGATTCATAAGCCTTTTTAGCGTTCGCCACTTCCGGAATGGAGTCAATGTGCTTGTAAATATCTTGAACGTCCGAAATATTTTTTGGAAGTTCATTGCTTACAGGTTTATTCGCAGAAGGTTGCGCAGCGGCCTTTGCTTCAGGCTGCCCTGTTGTTTGACCAGTTGGCTGGTTAGTTTCACCGGCAGATTTATTACCAGCGCCCGCCATACCCATAGACCCAGCATATTTAGAGAAGCCAGGGATCTGGTTTAAACGGTTGCGATATTCATCTGCGCTAATGGCTTCACCACGGATATTATCATAAAATTGACCGTTGCCAATTGGTCTAAACCGTTCGGCTGCAAGGCCCAGAGTATTTTTCATAATCTGGCTTTCTTGCAATTGAGCCTGCTGCGCCAACTGCTGCTGCTTAAACTCACGGTCCTGCTGCGCACCGTAAGCACCGGCGCCGGCAAGCAAGCCCTCACCGAGGCGCTGCGAGAAGCGGTATTGGTTAGACGCCAGCATACCACCGAGGCCCGCAATCAACGGCACCCAGAAGCTTGCTTCGCGCGGCACGACATCGGGAACGCCAACAGTGTCGGCGATCTTTTCAAATGGGCCTTTTTGCGGTGACAGGCCGTTAAATGACTTTGGCTTACCCGTTGCTTCATTGCTTGCCACTTCATTTTTCTGCGCGTCAGGATCATTGACGCGAGGATCATACTCAAAGTGCATAGGGTCTGGGTTGTTTTTAAAATTACCACCCCAAACCAAATTGTGCTTCTTGGCTATTTCTTCAATATTGTCGGGAAGATTTGTCCGTGTTGAACCCTGCGGATTATCTTCAGCATTAATGTCTATGGCATTGCCATAAGCATGTTGCGACGGCGTATTTGTCCCGCGAATATTTCTTGGATTAAAACCGCCACTTGAAGAAAGCGGATAGCCCATTGAATCCAATTCTTGCAAGAAGCTTTGGAAGTGTGGCGCCGCTTGTTTATTAACGGTCCACTTGCCTCTGTCAGGAATTTCAACAGTGGTCAAATTTTTAGCTTGCCATTCTGGTTCACTATAATGGCCGCCCATAGTTTGAGGATTGGCATAATTATACGCCAATTGCACATTTTGATCGCCAGTTTGATCAGGCGTTGACAACGTATCGGTCGTGCCTTGTGCGTCGGACGCTGAAACAAAGCCCGGCAATGCGTAGCCAGTACGTCCGCCAGACTTGCGAGCCACGCGCTGCTTTAATTTTGAGTGAGCGCCGAGTGCCGCCTGCGTCAGCAGATACATGTAGGTCACGGTTTCCTTGGGCAGGAAATCGCTAATCTCTTTGCCTGTGTGAGCGGCCTGACGGATGGCGTTATCAACTGTCTGCACGCCTGCATTCATTGCGGCGGCAGCCAACAGCGGGTTATCATATTTGTGAACAAGGTTATTAAACGACACTTTCATCGCGTGATATTTGGGGTCGTTTTGGTTGATGACGTTTGAATGCGAACCTAAGCCACCGCCGCCCGCTTTACCAATGCGGCCACCGCGATTTAGGAAAAACATTGGCAAAAATTCTAAAGCGGATTCTGCGCCGCCAGCAATAAGGCCTGCGTCAGCGAGGCCAGCGCCAATGCCGGCAGCAGTGTCACCAAGAGCAGCAAGCTCAGTTGCGCCAGCCGCTGCAGATCCAGCTTCTGCGGCGCCAGTACCCATCAATTCACCAAGCGCGGGAGAAGCGGTTGCCTCAGCCGCACCGTGGGCAGCGGCAAGGCCAGTCGGGCTTGCGTTGGCAGCTAATGCGGCCTCGCCAGCGCTAGGCGCAACACTTGTCGCGGCGCTAGACGTGGACGCTGCAGCTCCAAGCCCCTCAGGGCGCGCTAATGGCACGGGAGTGCCGGCAGCAGCCGCAGGGTAAGCCGAGGCAAGTCCGCCCGCAGGCGTGGGCGCGCTTTGACCAAGCAACTCGGCTGCCTTGCCATAAGCTGCATTACCCATTTTGCCCAAACCATACAAATTAGATGCCATTGAGGTCATCTTCATAAGAGGGTTTTGAGTTTCCTGAACAGTCGGCATTTGGCCGGCCTTCATGGCGTTAAATGCCTGCGTTGGGTTGATTTTTTGGCTGAGATCCAACTGGCCCATGTAGCCTACACGGGATGGGTCTTTTGATGGGTCGTTAGGATCATTAGAGGCGCCATAAGGCAGCACACTGCCATCCAAGGCGTGGTGAGCGCGTCCGCCTCTATTATACCCCTCAGGGCGAATAGGAGGCATTACAGACGTGTATGTCCCATCATTTGCCGGTAAAGTGTCGCTTGACGTTAATTGATCAAGCCAACCCTTTTTTTCTCCTGGCTCTGCAATAAGTTTTTCTTTAAGTTTCTCAGCTCCAGCAGCCAAGCTAGACACGCTGTTACCAAACTGCGCGGCTTGGTTAATTGTACCCATAGTTGTTTGCTGCGGACCCAATTGAGCGCTTGCAGTCATCAAATTACGGGGCTGGGCAGGATTAAGAGCCACGCCATAAGGGCCAGGCATTGCAGCTGGATTGCCGGGCATACCCGCATATCCTGCTTTTTGTTGAGCGGCCAACGCCATGATAGACGGGTTGTTGCTCATCATGTCAATGTAGTTTTTCAATGCAGACGGATCTGCACCACCAACGCTATAACCAGTGCGGCCACCGCGAGCAAAAGCGCCGCCAGATGACGTTGGCCCCTTACCGCCCGCAGTTGGAGGTGTTGAAGTTGTTGGCGTGCTTGTAGATGGCCCTTTGCCGCCCGCAGTGGGAGGCGTTGTTGGCGCGGGTGTCGGGGCAGGAGTGGACGGCCCCTTACCGCCAGCCGTTGGCATTTGCTGCTGCGGCTGTTGGTATTGTTGTTGATAGCCGCCATATTG